CTTCTACATTACTGCCGCTTGCATCGACATTAACCACCACGCTCATACCAGCACCACTGCCCATCTTGTCATTGGGGACGATGGTGCCGCTACGGCCCGGCACGAACAGCTCGGGGCCGCGTTCGCCAACCATGTACATCTGGCCGCCGGCTACCGAGCCGCCGTTGGCTTTGAAGCCGCCAAAGTTCACCATGGCACCGGCGTCGAAATTAAATCCTGTGCCTACATCGCCCACAGCAGCCAACGGTCCGGCCGAAAAAGCACTACCTCCACTACTACCCGGTACACCGGCAAACATTCTAGCTATACCAAGTGCTATATACTGCGCAATCATTTTCTTTACTGTATCGGCCAACATATCTGCGATACTATTTAAGAAAGAAGCAAACGCTTCTTTAGCTGTCATAGTTCCGGCTACAACATTACTTATACTGTTAAACAAATTGTCAACTACGGGACTGGTAGCGCTAAACACTGCGTTAAATTTTTCCTGTTCAAGTCTGGCCTGAATAATTGCCGGCTGGTATTCTTTATATATAGCTACTTGATCCTTAAGAGCTTCGGACTGTTGCGTTAGGCCTAGTAGAACGTCAGGATTAAGACCTGGCACAGCCATGCGCTCTTCCAGTGCAAGCAACTGTGTGTCGTAATTACTTAAAGTAACACTGTATTCTTCTAGAGCAAGTTTTTGGTTTACCAGTGCGTCACCAAAGAAACCAATGCCAGCAGGATCCTGGAAAGACCGAGTGCGTTGCAGTTCCACTTGGAAGCGTCCGCTGGTTTCTTGGTTTGCCAGCTCGCGTTGCTGTTTTATTTGTAGTTGAGTTAAATTATATTGAGCCTGTTGCTGTTTTAGTGTTTCTGTTTCATTTTTAAGTCGTTGTTGTACAACAGCGGCTAAACCGTCATACTTTGTATTTATTTCTTGTAAAACTTCAACCTCGTTTATTCCTAATTTTTCTAGATCCCTTCGTACAAACAAAATATCTATTTCATTCTGATAACGTTGCTCTAGATTATTTAGTTGACTGGCCAAACCTACTGCTTCACCTTGTAAAAGGTTTGCGCTTTCGCTACGAAGTACGTATATCTGGTTTTCTAGTTCAGTCTGTTCAATCATTAAACCACTCACCTGACGCAGCACAGCGCGCTGTGCTTCGATAACAGCGTTACGTTGAGCGGCTTGCGCTTGAGCCTGCTGCTGTTCCAGTAATTTAATATCCAGGTCCAGAAGACTTCTTTTAGTTGCTTCTGTTTCTTTACTAAGTTCTAGTTGTTTACGGGTTAAGTCATTTTGAATTTGCAGGACGGCTATACGACCCTGTTCAGCCGCCAGATCTACGCGGGTCAAACTCAACCTATTTTCTTCTAGGTTTTTTTGCGCTGCAGCAAGAGTTAGTTGTCTTTGTTTTTCCTGTGTAATAGCTTGTTGGGCAGCGCGTTCTAGTGTGAGATCCGCATCAGGGGTAGGCCCAATAAAGTTTTCGGCGCGTAGCTGACCTGCAGTTTTTTGTGTTGTTGCTGTGGCTAAGCCGGCAGCCGCACCCAGAGAGCCACCTCTAGGTAAACCAGCATTAGCAGCTATTTTTATAGCATTTGTAAGAAAATCAAGTACACCCGGTAAAGCACCGTTAGCTAGATTTGCAAGTGCTAGCTGAAGACGGCTAAAGGCGTTAGCAAGATTTTGCGCGTCTTTACTAAATTCTGCGGCATTCTTAAAACCTTCTTGACCTAAAGTAGACTCTAATTTTGCTAGAGCAATGGAACTTGCGGTTGACGTCAACCCCAGTTCTTGGAGAACCCTTATATTCGATTTTAATCCTGTGCCAGCAATGCCAAGAAGTTCAATAAGTTGTTCGATATTTGATGTAGGAGCTTCCAGGGCTTTGCCTAATTTAAGTGCACTATTTATAGCAAAATCAATCGTGGCTTGACCGGCGATGGTACCGACCAGCGAACCACCAAAACCGCCTTTACCGCCCCCTACTCGCGCACCAATACCACCGCCCAGTGCGCCGCCTAGCGATGCACCTAGGCCTTGTCCGAATAGCAAAGGAAAAGCGCCGCCAATTACAGCATCACTAATACCCACAGTCTGTCTTTTTCTTTTTGCTTCTGCCCGTGCGTTACGCTCTCGGATATCTGCTAGGCGACGTTCAAAATCTTCCTCGCGTTTCAAAAGAAGAAGTTTTTGTATATCGCGTTGCCGTTGTGCATCGTCTAGTTGTGCCTGTCGCTTGGCCGCCGCTTCACGTATATTGGCTAGCCGTTGTTCAACCTGTTCCGGGCTGACGTTAAAGCGGGTTGCAATGTTCTGAACGCGAGCACCCCTTTGGACCGTTTGGCCAATTGCATTCAAACGTGCAGCATTACGAGCAGCTGTATCTAAAGCTAAAGCGTAATTTTTTACTTCTACTGCTTGTTGTTTGAATCCGCCTGATTTTAATCCTACATTAGCAAGAGCTGTAGTAAGAGCAGCTGCTTGTTCTGAGGCACCTGCAATAGTGTTACTAAGTTCTTTAGCACGCCGCTGAATTCCTTGTGGTTGAAAATTTACAATCGCCCTAGCAAAATCGTCTAGTTGTTTTTTGGCAACTCTTATTGCATCACCACCTGCGCCAGCGCCAGGTGCTAATAAATTTATAGGTTTTAATTTTGCTGTAATTGCATTTAATTTTTCTACAGAATTGAGAACATAATTTAAGCGTTGCTGGCCGCTTACAACAATATTGATACCGGCGTTGTAGGTAGCCACTGCAGCGACGACAGCTTCTGGTACTTCAGTTTACACAACTAAAAAGCCGCCGGGGTTAGCGGCGGCGTTTGGCTTTTTCCATTTCCTTTTTCTGGTCCTCGTTCAGGATTTGGAAATAGGCGCTCCAGCCGAGGAGTTCTTCGGCGGTAAACGTGGTGCGAACGGTGGTCAGACTTAGGCCCAGCTCTTTGGCAACGCCGAATTCCAGCATGAGCCAGTTGTCCTTACGCAGTTCGGCGGCTAGGGCTTTGGGTCGATAGGCTCGGCGTCGTCGGTGAGGATTGCCAGCATCAACGTCTGGAGGTCCTTGTCCTTGACTTCGTTCTTGAGGACGTCGATCTCGCCAGGGGCGAACAGCTTGGCGCCGTTTTCGTCCAATGCCTTGGTGATTAGCAGCTGAAGGGCAAAGGCGTTGGCGTCGTCAGACTTGGCCTGCTTTTGGGCGCGTTCGCGTTCAGCCATGGTCAGCGGGCTGACCCACATCTCGAAGGTGGTGCCATCAGAAAGCTCCACGCTCTTTTTGCTGGGTTCTAGGTTGGCTGCCTTACGCAGACGGTCAATCGCCCTGACAGGAATCGAGGGAGGCATAAAACCTTGTTGATTTACGTTCTAGTGTAACGCAGTAAGCATGAAAAAGCCCCACCGTTGTGGTGGGGCCGGTGGGGACAACCTGGAGGTTATCAGGACTTGGCGAAGTCGAAAGTGGGGGTAGCCGACGGACGGAAGTTCACAGTCACAGACTGGGCGTCGTCCGGGTTGATGTTCAGGCTGGCAGAAGTCAGCACTGCCTCGAAGGCGATCGAACGGCTAAGCGTTTCGCTCAGGGTGCCGCCGCTGAAGACCTGATCGGTGTACAGCTTGAAGGCGGCGCCGGTTTGCTGGCGCTGGAGCACGTCCTCGATCATCCGGTTGGACAGGGCGGCATCTTCGTTGGTCATGTACACCGTTGCGGTGCCAGAGCCGTCGGCGAAACCAGCGATGAAACTACGGAAAGGCACGTACTGGCCGGGGGTTTGACCGATCGTGGTGACGTCGATCTCAGCGCGGGTGATTTCAAAGCTCCAGTCACGGACTTGGCCCACAGCAGCGAAAGATGCGTAGGCAACCTTGAACTCGTTAGGGGCAACGGCAGTGCCATCGTCCGTGATCGGCAGAATCACGCCACCAGCAGTAGCCGACACGGTAAGGGCGCCGGTGGCTGCGGTGTAGCTCAGCACGTAGTAGGTGGTACCGCCGGTGATGCCAGCAGGAAGCGTGCCGGTGCCGGTGCTATTCGTTTGAGCGTTGAAGACGCTGAAAACAACAGGATCACCAACCTTGAAATTCAGGTACGGCTCAACCGTGATGACATCGGTAGAGGCGTTGACGCCGGCTTCACCGAAGGTGCCGGTGGTGCCAGCGGGTTTGTAATACAGAGCGCCGGACGTGCCGGACAGAACAGTGGTGGCCATAGGGACTTACCAAAGGGATGGACAGTGGGGCGGGCACTGCCCGGCTTATAACAGAATAGCAACAGTCTTCAACTAAGGACTGTCGCCACCCAACTGGTGTCAATTCGACCGACGAAATGGGGGCTTTCTTCA